GGTAGCCGTTATAGGCCGGAAGGCTGGTCCGGTCGAGCCGGAGCGTGAGGTACGGAAAGACCGGATCGGCGGGCGCGGCCCGGACCCAAATCCGCGTCCCCACGAACCCCGCCAAGGTGTCCGTGGACGGCGAGACGTAATCAATCAACGCCTTGCGAATCGTGCCGTAGATTTGCGTGGTCGAGGCCGTTGACGGGAGCGTCAAGCTCGACGGCACNACATACTTCGGGAGCGTCACTTGACAGCCCTCCCTCGCTCGAGGTAGCGGTTGAGCACCCGGTTGTAGGTGTCAATCATCTGCTTGGCCGAATCCAACGCCACCGGCTTGAACATCTCCACCCGCTCAAACCGGCGCGTGAAGAGGTTCCGATGGCCCATCTCCCACGCCAACGCAATCTGGCCCACCGAGTACCGCGAGGCCACGCCGAGCCGCTTGGCGGCGTTCTTGGCCCGCACCGTGATGCCCTCGGGGATGCCGACCTTCGTGTACCACCCGTTGCCACCGAAGATAGGCTCCTCGCGCTGGATGTGCTGCACAATCTGGGCGGTCGAGCGGAAGGCTTGGCTCGTGTAGTAGCCCCGCATAAAGCGCCGCTTGAGGTTGCCCTCGTACACGTTCGCGGCGGCATCGAGCGCCATCCGGGAAGCGTCCCGATACTGCTTCAAGAACTGCGGCGAGAGGTCCGTCACCTTGACGCTCACGTGGCCCCCGTCAGTCCGGCCTGTAACCGCTGCAACGCCTCCGTGAACGTCGGGCCGGAGTGCGTCACCACGCGCTCGCCGTCCGTCCACCGCAAGCCGATGCCCACATTCCCCACGGGATAGGCTTCCACGCTGCCCCCGTACTGCCCGATAAACGCCTCAAGACGCGACGAGTCGGACGGCCAGACCCCGTAGGATCGGATGTCGTGCCCACACATCTGCCGCGCATCAAGGCCGTGCGTCATCGAATGAACCCGACCGCCGACAAGGTGAGGGTCGTGGCCGTGACGCTCGTCGTGTCCGTCTCGTTCCGCACATAGACGGAGATGATGTCGTTCGCCGCCGTCGGCAAAAGGGCGGTGATTGAGAAGCCGTAGCCCTTGTTCGAGTTCGCCAAAAGCGCCGAGACGTGGATGCCCGTGATCGCCGTGCCGTTCTTGGCGAACGTCAGGCCAAACGTCTTGTTATTCGACCCGCAGAGCAGCTCCACGTTCGCCGTGACGAGGAGGACTTGATTGACCGCCTTGGTCGCCCGGAGTTCGTTGTTCGCGGCCTGCGAGAACCCGTCCTGCCCAAGCGACGTATCGAGCGCCGTCGTCCCGGCGATCTTATACCAAGTGTTCGTCAGGGCAAAGGTCGTCGCCGCCGTCGCCGTGAGGTCCAACTGGCCTCGGCTCGGGAAGAGGCTCACCACCACGTCGCGGATGTCCTCGGGGCTAATCAAGCCCGTGGTGTTGTCCGGCAACTGCGCGAGGAGCGCGGAAAGTACCTTCGGGGTCTCGGCCATCAGTCGTATCCCTCGTCAAAGCCCAACGTGAACGCGCTCGTCGCATCCACCAGATGCACCCCATCGGCCACCGCATCGGGATCGGAACCGATGAACNCGGCATAGGCCGTCGGGTCCACTTCCTCGAGCGCCACCTGCTTGCAAGCCATCTGGCGCACCGGGTACACCCCGCGCACAAAGTAAATCACGGACGCCCCTTCNATCTTCACCACGCCGAACGGGTCCACCGGCACATAGTCCGCGACCGTCGCCATCGCGGTCGTCCGGCTATCCGTGTGGCCCTGCGGTGCGCCCGCGACCGTGAAGGCGTTTGCCGTCTGGTCAATACGCCCCCAATAGACGCCCGCCTTGGTGTAGAGCGGACGCTGGAACCCATCGGCCCCGTCCTCGGAGCGCGTGTAGAACCCGAGCCGCTGGTCGAGCAACCCCGGCGCGATGTACATCAGCCCGCCACCGGGAGCTTGAACACCCGAAGCACCTTCAACACCCGAGCCGCCGTCTCTCGGGACACATCCCACGTGATCGTCGTCGCAGCACTCGTCTCGGACCCCGCATTCGGCGTCCGCTTCTGGTAGAGGTCAGCCGCCAAGTCGAGGATGCATTGGCTGATGACCGGCTCCCATCGGGTATAGTGCTGTGACAACGACAGGCCGCAGTTCGCGGTAATCGTATAGCGCGGATTGCTGAAGCTGTAGCCATCCTCCGCGTAAATCATCCCGGACGCCCCGTCCACCCAATACTCGGTCGTCGGGAGCGTCACCCCGTCCACATCCACGATGCTCGTCACGGCGATCGGTCGCCGCGGAAAGACCATCGAGAGCACGGGGTAGTCGGCGTCCGTCACGCACCGGTCCACGTAGGTCTGCGAGACCGCCGTAATGGGCACGTCCAGCCACGCCTCCATCTGCGCCGTCGCTCGGGCCAAGAGCGCGTCGAGGAGCGTGTTCTCCGCGTTGGACTCGATGCGGAGATAGCTCTTGAGGTCGGCTACGGTTGGGAGAGCCACGCAAACTCCGAAGGCGGCGGGTGATCGGGGTCTTCAACGATTCGCTTCTCTCGCCACGCCGGAAGCAGCGCGGCGTCAATCTCTAACACCTCACCGGGTAACCGCCGAACGCCGTCAACCTTACACGCGGCGATAAGCGTCACCCGGACGGACGAAGCCGTGGGGGGCGTCCCCCCCACGACCTCACCCTCACCGACTGGCTTACGCCGCGGGCTCATCCAGCACCACGAACGGCGAGTGCGGGTTCACCTTGTTGCCCGACCCATCGACCTTGTACGCGTAGGTGCTGGTCGGGAGCGGGATGCCACCGGCGCGAGCCACGAAGCGGTACGTGGTGATGTCGTTGACGAACTTGTAGTGAATCGACGACTCGACGGTCAGCGCCTGACGGAGGCCCATCGCGTAGAAGTCGCCGTTGACGAGGGCGACATCGCCCTCGGTCCCGAGCGCCGGAAGCAGATCCGACACGATGACCGGAAGCCCGAGGAGGGTCGCCGGAGCCTTGTCCCGAAGGTTCGGGAGGAAGGTGACCATCGTGTTATTGGTGGTCTGCATCGCGAACAGCTGGGCCAGCACCTTGCGGCTAATCATCCAGACCGAGTTCGGGCCGTGCGTATGCGACTCGTACATCTTGAACGCATCCACAGCGGTGAACGTCGAGGCCGTGGCGCGGGGCACCTTGATAAGCGCACCGTTGTTCGTGTTGAACGCGCCGAGCGGCTGAGACGACCCCGTGCCGTCAATCGTGATGTCTTCGTTGATCTTGTTGACCACCTGCCCGCCGACCGCCGAGGTCACCTCGGACGGCAGCTCGCCGGTGAAGTCGTCGCCGAGAAGCTCGTCCCCGAACTCCGTGATGGCGGCGTACTTGTACATCGTGAGCACCCGCTGGCCGAACGACGGCTCGCGGCTCGGCTTGGTCTCGCCCTCGCCGACAATCGTCACGTTGGCAATCTTACCGGCCATCGGGCGGTTGAGGGTCGTGGTGCCCTCGTCCTGAATCAGGTACGGGATGCGGAGCGACCGGCCCGGAACGTTGTAGCGGCGGGCGTACTGGAAGAGGCCCGGCTGGATGTTCGAGGTCGAGAAAATCTCCGGCACCTGCGTCAGCGGGAGGAGGTACTCGCCGCCGTTGGTCGAGCCGGTGATGGTGCGGGTCATCAGGTCCACGCGCTTGAGCGTCTCGGCCTCCTTCTGGTTGGCCGGACCCTTGGCGACGGCACGGATGAACGCGCCGACGTTCTTGAAGCCCTTGGACAGCTCCTTCCGCACCTCGTCCTGCGCGTCCTTCATCCCGGCGAACTCGCCACGCTCGGCCCCAGCGTCCACGCGGACGAGCCCCTCGTCGCCGCCCTGACGGGCGATCTCGGCGTCACCGGTGAACTCGGCAGCCGCGGCAGCCCGCATCTCAAGGGCGCGGATGTCGGCGGTGCGCTTCTCCACTTCCTCGGCGGTAAACGCCACCGAGGGGTCCATCAACTGCGACCGGAGGGCGTGAGCCTGCTCGCGCAGCTCATTCGCAGCCCGGTTCTTGGAAACCAGCGGGGTCTTCATTGTCGTGTATCCTTGCATCAGTGAGTAAAGGTCGAACGCACCGCCGCGGTGCGCTCCTCCAACGTAGCATACCGCGCCGTCGATGCGGTCAAGGAGGGCGTCTCGGTCACCACGGGGGCGACGGAGGAAGCCGTCTCGGAGCGCGTCTCGGGGAGGTAGCGGACCAGCACCGCGTGGCGATCGGCCTCGGAAAGCGCATCCAAGGCGACGCGAGCGGCCAGCGTGAGCAGGTCGGTCTCCGTGCGCTCGGCGACGACCTCCTCGACAGGGGCAGACGCCTCGTTCCGGGCCGAGGCAATCTCGGCACCCGGCACGGCAGGCATCGGGGTAATAGAGACTTCGCGCAACTCAATCTCGGTGAACCGCTCGACGGGCTTGCCGTCGATGGTCACCATCTCGGACGACCGCGGAATGAACCCAATCGAGAACCCGGTCGAGGCACCCGAGGCGAGGACGGCCTTGACGTACTCCATCGCGG